CATTACCAGACTTATAACGTACTTCACGAAGTTTATGCCCATCTGATAAACCAAGATTCCATGGACCGGTTAAACCAGCAGAAGCAAACCCATCACTAACATTAATTTCAACATAACGGTTTTTATTAATTGTCTTTGCAATTTCTTGACCATCTACCTTTTTCAATTCTGTAGTAATATATGCATCGACAGTTGAATCTAATGTTTCTTTAATATCAAGAGTGGCGCTAGTGGTTGAGTTAATTGTGATACTACGATTACCCGTATCGCCACCGACGCCATTCATTGAAATTACTTGACCAGGCTGGAATGCTTTGAAGACTGTAGCGCCTGTGATTGCGAGACCTTCGCCTGGACCATAGTAGTTTACAGATGTTGCGCTGTTAAGATTTGAGATAACGTAAGTATTTGCTTCGCCTTGTAACTTTAATACATCACCAACATTGTATTTTGTAGTAACTGCAGTCAATCCTGTAATTGTATTTGCATTTGCAGCACGTGCTGCAGCAGTATCCAATGGAGAGCCACCAGGTGTATTTGCAGTTGCTTTTAATACAACATGGAAGTTTTCTCGCTCTTGAGTATCATTTAATAGACCTGTCGAGAATGGATATTGTTCATCAGCAGCAGTTGTGAGCGTGACCGTACCATCAGAAGCAATTGTTACAGAGTTCTTTTTAAGGAATCTATATTCATTGTCAATGACTCCATTAACATCTCTAACAGTTTTAATATTTTCTGCTGGAATATTAAAGATTGATCTATTGAATTCTGTTTCAAATAGAGTTGCATTATTACTAACTAGAACTGTATCAGCAATACCATCAGCTGAAGCATCATTAAAGTAAATTGAACGAACATAACTATAACTATTTGCAGTCATATTGATGTCATAAAGATATAACTTATATTGAGCGTTTGCTGCGCCTCTTGTTCCTGAACTATACTGAACTGCTCTTACTCGAGCTTCACCAATTTTTGTTCCGCCAACAGCCGTTGGAAGAATAGTTGTCAATGAGTTATTTGCAATGGCATTTACTTTTCTATCATACAAGTCAACACGATCATGACCATTGATATCCCATGATCCAACTAAGTTATCAACTACGGTGTAGTTGCCATAGTTTGCTGGAATAGAGATCTGCTCTACCGAGTTTACATCTGTTCCTTTATCAATTGATATATGTTTTGTGGTTAGATTTTCGACTTCAAATCCACGAATGTATGCTTTACCTGGAGAGATGTCTGCCGATAGCTTATTAACATCACCGCCATTTCCTGAGGTATATACACCGCCGTTGTCTGCAGAGTTTAGATGCTCGCGCATTCTAACATTCAACCCATTGACGATATAATCACCAGATTCATCATATGTGCGTCGAGCAATGTACTCATCGATCACTGAGTAGATTGGCTTGTCTGACTTATACTCAATATTGCCATCTTTAATTCGAATACGCTCAATAAAGTTATCTTCAGCCGTATCAGTTAATGCTTTCTTTGTAATAGTCGCCGTTAGTTTTAAACGGTCAGCGCCAGGAGCTGCATAGTTATATGCACCTTGAGCGGGATCCAAAAGCGTTGTATCAGTTGATGAAGAAACAATTGTTTCGTTTATTAAGTAACCAATTTTAATAGAAGTGTTTGCATTATATCTACCAACAATTGTATTTGCTGAATCGACGCGAATAAAGTGATCTTTTGCAAAAATTATACCTTCATTGAAGGAAATTCTTGATGCGCCGCCAGTCACATTTGTTGACTGAACGCCTTCTGTAATTACATTCGCAGAAATTGCAGGAATAGTATTTGCTGTTAACCGTTCGCCGCTTTGAAATGCTGCTGTAGTGCCAAGTGTACCCGCACCAGTGTAGCGAATATAGAGAGTTTTTGTATTTGGAGTATTTACTTCCGCGCCTGTTAAAGCATCAATTACATATGCAGTGACTCCAGATGTGGTACCTGTAAGTGTTGACCCAACAAAGGCAGCTGTATTTACTGCAGCTCCATTGTTATCGTCATCGCGGATTTTAACATATTTAATTGCGTTATCATATGTTAGTTCATTGCCACGAACAACAGAACCTTCCTGGAATACATGTTCTCCAAATCTATCTACCTGATTTTGTAGGATCGTTTGTAGCTGCGTAAGTTCGCGAGCTTGAACTGCAAGCCCTGGACGAAATAAGATTCTGTGAAAGTTTTTTGTCTCATCAAAATCATCATAATAAGGACTAACATTAAAGTTTGTCGTCAAAGACCCAGTATTTGCTACAATTGCCATTCAGATATTCCTTAGAATTTCACAATAAGTTTAATGTCTTCGATTTGATCAGAGGCTCTTGCAATAGGACCTCTATTCTCTATATAGAGAATATCTCCAGTGTACGGTTTCAAAGTACCGTAGGAGATTGAACTAAGAGTTGAAGTAACGCCGCTTGTTAGCCCGGTAAGAGTTTCAGAAGTAGTAAACGTGCCGTTTGACTTTGAATCAAGAACACGAATAACCCCAGCTGTATTTGCAGCATTTGTATTAGCAAATGAAACCAACTTACCAGAAGCTCCAGAAGTACCACCACGGATAACTTCGTCAAGAGTAAAGTTACCAGAACCAGAAACACTTGAAACAGTTAATTGCGTTGTTTGATCATAAGATGATGAAGTAGCTACCGAACCATTTGAAAGAAGTTTTGGATCTCGAATAATACCAAAGGCTCTGAAATCGTTTGTGGTTGGTAGTGTATCTGTTTCAGAACCAATTAACTGTACGTTTACAATTACGTTATGGCCAGCCAGTTCACCAACTGGATCAGAACCATGACCGCCTGGAGGTGCAATATAAGCACTAGCAGTACCACCAGAACCATGAGAAGTATTTGAAGTAATTGTTACAGTTGCTTGTGAGTAATTAGAACCAACTGCTACCATATTTACATAGTTAATTGCGCCAGAGTTTACATTAGCATAAGCAGCTGCACCAGAACCATCGCCAGTAATTGTCACTCTTGGACCAACTAGATAAGTTGATGTGGTGTTTGGTGTGACAGTAAATGCTGGGCTAACCGTAACACGCTTTGTTGCACCAACATAATTAGTAATATTTCTTACTTGCCCAGACCCTAGACCAGAAGAAATATAAAGTGCGCCGCCAGTATATCGACCATTATCAGCAGAAGCGCCAGAAGAAAGATCCATAACTGTTGATGATAATACGCCCGCGAGCGTTCCAGTTTGAGATTCATATGAGGAACCGCCTGCTGTAACATCAATAATATTAATTGCGCCGTTCGCTGCTGCAGCTTGAACGTCCCACTGAGCAGAACCATCATCAGAGGTAAGAGTCTTTACTGGATGCCAGTTTGTTGTGAGAAACTTGAGAGCAGAACCAGCATCTACTGAATACATGTATTTCCAGTGGTATCCGTCAGCAGTTACAAGAGTAGAGGTTGAAGTTCCTGTTGGTTCAACTGTTGATGATGCAGCTTTATTATTAAATAAGCATTTATATACATCATAATTACTATTCATTACATAAAATGTATTTGAGGAAGCTGGTGCATCAAATAATGTTGAAGAAGAAGTATTATACTCTCTATAGACTTTACCAGTTGTCCAATCGTATCTTGGTACAGCAAATGTAACATCGGCAGATTGAGCGCGTTTTGCGCCAATCATTTCTCTCCAATTGTCATATTCTGTAACTTGTATTGAGTCTGTTGGAGTGGGAGGGTCGTTGTCATCGTCCCATGAGGAGACTCTAGAAATAAAGAGATACATATTTGTTGCGGCTGCTTCACCGAATGCTTCATGAAACTGCTCTGCATTATGAACTCTAAATCTTCTTGTAACTGTGCCTGGCATTTATTCAATCCTCTGCAGAATTTATTTTATTTATTTATAATTTCATAACTAGGAAGTATTAGCGATATAGTAAAAACTTCCATTTGAAAGACTTAGATTTGGATATGGTAGTTTCAATGTTGCAAATGTATTAGAGTATGTTGCATTTGTGAAGTATAGACCATTTGCGGTACCACCATATGTATCTATTATCCATAGACCTGTGTTCGATGTTGGTATTTCAACTGTGAACAGAGTATTATTACCAACAAGAAGTTTTGGTGAACCAAGATCGCCAACTGGCAATAGAGCGTATGTATTAATAATTTCGGTAGAATACGCATTGATTGTTGTAGCATTTGAAGTAAACAACGAACCAGTGCCTGTAGCATAAACAGTTAATGTTGTTGCTGTTGTTACTACAGTTGTGTTTGCTGTATATTCTAATATAGGTCCTGGTGAGATTTCAAGGGTTCCAAAATCAGAAATAATTGTTGGAAGATCAATAGAAATTTCACTCTCAATATTAAGTTTAGATTGCGCTGGTGCTTCAGTTCCAGTTGGAATTCCTTGACTATCAACGGTTACAACTGTTGTTTGTACATCAGAGAACAGACTGATACGTCCAAACATCTTTGTACCAGCTGGATGAACAATCGCATTTACCAACTGTCTGTAAGCATTTGTAACTTTTGTTGATCTAATTTCATAAGAAAATTCTTGATAATATAAGTTATCTTGAAGTTTATTATTCCAAGATAGCCAACCTTTTGTATCAACATACCTACCAGGATAAAACACCATACCAGATACTTCTGGTGTTCCCTGGGCAGCAGCAGTACCAGCTCGTGTAAGATTTGTTATGGTAACATTATCTGTTCTACTATAGTTGCTGCCAAAATTTGTAACATTTACAGCAGTAATAGCACCAGAAGCATTTTCTGGAGTAATTGAAGCGTTTCTTCCTTTAATTCCACCAGAACCATCAGAAATTTCCAAATCAGATATATTTTCTTGTATTACTGTTGCTGATGGTAGAGAAAGATAACCATAACCATAATTTGTAACAGTTAAAGCGGAAATTGTTCCAACTGTTACGTTTGAAAATGCAAGAGCATTTAGCGGTGTTGAAATATTTGCAATTGCTAGATTAGCTGAGACAGCAGCTGTATTTGCACCTAATGAAACAAATGTTGGACCTGTATTTAAGACTACATTTGCAACAGGAGCAATTGTGTCGGTATTGATCGCAATAATTTCAGTATTTGCAATACTAGCAATTGTAAAGGCAGCTCCAACTCCTGAACCACCTGTAATTGTAATTGTAGCATTTGCTGTATACCCAGAGCCACCATCGGCGATATTCCACTTCACAGCACTTGTATCAGAAATTGCAGTGACTACACCATTTGCGCCAGTACCAGAAGCAGATGCAAATGATATCGCATCGCCGGTTTGATGTAAAGCCCCACCATTAAATACTGATACGCCCTGTAATGGACCAACACTAGCACTTATTGTTGCATAGATACTATTGTTGCTTGTAAGTGCAACTCTTTCATAATCTTGAAATGTTCCGTCAATGTCCAACAAATATAATTCATCAACAAGAACACCACCGGAAAATACAGTATTAATCTTATCAACACGCGCTGATGCGCCGCTTGTCAATCCAGTTACGCTTTGTCCTAAAAATTGAGTTAATGTTGCAGTTCTTGGAATTGAAACTCTAATCGTTGTTTCTTTTATCCATCGACCATCTGATGCGCGAAGTATATCCTCGCCTGGATAATAGAAATCAATTTCTTCATTAAAAAGGACGCGGAACAATAAACGATAAGATAACTCAGAACCTCTTGCTCTGTAGATATCTTTAATATGTTTAGCAAGTTTCTTTCGATCAGCAAGTATCGATTTAGGAATTGATTGTAAAATTTCTTTATCAAAATAATTTAAATATTTGTTGTATGTTGCATCAATATCTTGATAATTTAATAGATTCTTTGAAACTTCAATTGCATTGTTTGCTTGCTCAGTCCATTCATAATATGCTTTTAAGAATGCAACAAGATTTGGTCCTTCATCGCGAACGAAGAAAGGAAACTGTTGTTCTATAAGATTCGATATTTTTTTATCAGTAGACATTAATTAGTATACCACTGGATATAAACCTGAATCGATAGCGTAAGTAGATACACCTTGTGTTGTAGCTGTTCTTGTTGTAGCAGCAACCAATGTTGTTGCTTCATCGATCACAGTTACCTTTGCATTACTAATTAATAATATTTGATTTCTTACTGCACTAATATCATTTTTCACTGGTGTTGCAAAAATAGAAATATATGAACCAGAAATTGCGGATGGCAAGAAATTAGATAATGTAACCAATCCTGTTTTATAATTAACAGTTCCTGCATTTGAATCTAAATACGCCACAGTATCAACTGATAGTTGATACCAAATTCTGATTGTTCCTTCACCATCATCATCTAAGTATGCAGTTTTCCCTTGATATGTAAACGCAGATGAAGAAATGTAATGCGCACCAGAGTGTGTTGCATGACCAGAAGAAACTGGCTCTCTAATTACATTATTAAAAGCAATATTGTAAGCAGAAGTAGTTGTTGTACTTGGAGTAAATCTTTTCTCCATTTGTACATCAACTAATGCACTTTTAATTGAAGTATCAGAATCAGTAATTGTTTCAATAAATTTTGAATATCTAAATTTTTTGTTCTCAAAGTTACCAAGATTATTTGTTTCAAAATTTGTAATTGCAGTTAATACTTTATCTTGAACTTGTGTAGCATTTAATGTTGTCAATGAAGAATCATAATAAACATCTATTGTTGGTTTAACATACAAGAATGTAGCATCAACAAACTCAGGATCAATTGACAACACATTATATTTTTTCAATTGTGTTTTAATTGTTGTTTTTCTATCAGATGAAATTGTATTACCAGATGTTGGTTTGATTGAAATATAAACCTTACCATAAATTGCTGGTGTGTTTTGCTCTCCGCCCCATACACTTATTGAATTAAAATCAGCATTGTCGCGTAAGATAATTCTTTTATAATCTTCAGCAAGAACAGCTCTGTTTTGTGTCTCAAAATTCTTTGGTGCATTAAATTTAATTGACTCAATAGACTCGTTAGCTGCGCCGCCGGAGGTTGCAGCATTTACTGTAACTGTGAATGTTGAATACCCAGCCAACGTAGATGGATTTGTAAATGTAGAAATACCATTACCCTCTGTGGTATTACAAACTCTATAATTTACAATTACAATATTTCCATTGTTAAGTGTTTTGCCAATTACACCATCGCCAAAATATACCTCATATTGATTGTTTTCTACTTCTTGTAAAAAGAAAACAGGAGAGGTAGCTGTAACTTCACTAATATCACTTGCAAGCGTATGTGTTACTGATGAGCTATCAACAGAAGATTCTTGAACGACCACAGAAATTGAAGTTGTATCAACATTTTCATTTGGAATAATATAACGAACTGGATTACTTGTATTGACTGTCCAACGATGCGTTACTGGTCTTCCTTCAGTGATTGTAATTGTGCCTGAATAATTTTGATCTGCAGTAAATGAATATGCCTGAGGCGTTACAAACTTGTAGGTAATACCATCAGATGTAGCAGTCCATTCAGTGTTCTTTGCAATCGTGACAGAAGTTGGAGAACCTGTAGGTGTGATGGTTACAGTTAATGTTGTTGATGCTCCTCTTGCAGAGCGAGTAACATAATTCAACATCTTTGCTCTTGAAACTACGCTCTCTCTGAGTTGAGCAGAGTCCAAAAACATTTCATTTCCAACCATGCTTGTATAGAAGGCATTTTGATATGTATTGTATGCTAACAAATCAAGTAGCATAGAAATCGTAGAACCCTCAAAGTTATAATCTGTGAATTCAGGCTTTGAAGAAATATACGTTTTTAAAGATGATTTAATATTATCAAAATCTAACTCTGTAACGCTAATAGTAGATTCTGCCATTTATCTAACTCTTTCTAATAAAACATTAACTATGATTGGTTCTGGATCATTCTTAATTCTAAAGATAATTGTTGCATTCAAAGCATTTGAATCATGATTTGCACTTACTTTGATGTCATCAATAATTGCTCTTGGTTCATAATTATCTAATACTTGACGAATATTTTTTGAAATATTGAACTCTGTAATAGAATCCATATTTTCAAACAATTGCGATAGAACATCACCGCCTAAAACTGGATTGTATGGTCTCTCATAAAAATTAGTTAAAACAAGATTTTTTACACTTTGTTTTACTGCTTCACGATTTACCAAAGCCTTGACATTACCAGTAACTGGATGAGCAGTAAACTTTAAAGGTATATCTTTAAATACTGGTTCTTTAAGTTCAGGCATGTTATTTCTCTTTTGTTTTTATTATTTATAATGAGTTATGCTTCTTTGACATTCTCACATTTATTAGCTGAAGGTCTTGATGGATCATCTGGACAGCTATGATCTGTTCCTTCGTCATGACGGCTGTATGTGTCAGCACCAATATGTTCCCATTTGTCGCCATCAAAACGAATGTGAGATTCTTTTGCAACAGTTCTATAATAATTACCAGAAACTTTTAAATTTAAATCGCCATCAACAATTAAATTCATATTACCTGTTACATGTATTTGATCATTTCCTGTTACTGAACGCCAACCATTTTTATGTTGGGTAACAATATCACCATTTTTATGTATTTCTATAAACGTACCTGACTTATGATACACATGAATACGTTCAGCATTTTCAGTATCATCAATTTCAATTAAGTGACCAGATTCTGATTTATATGTATGATTTGTTGGATATTTTCCTGCATATGGGTCTGCTGGTTCATTAATAGTAGAATCGGGGGTTTTTGTGATGTTGTTTATACCACGTGCTCTTGAATCAACATCATGCGTTTTAGCGTCTGGAATACCTGCAATTGTCCCCATAATTACGGGTTTCTGTGCTTCTTTTCCATCTGCAAAGAAACCTACAACCCAAGAACCTATTTGAATGCCAGTTGGCGACCTACCAACTTCATTAGATGCTGAAGAAGTAATTGGTTGAATTGGTTGCGCCCAAGGCAAATCTGCCGTAGGTAGTTCAGATAAATTATCTGTGTGCCAACCATAACAACGTACTCGCACACGACCAAGTTCTAGAGGGTCAGCACGATCCTCTACAACTCCATACCACCATACAAATTCTTCACCTAAGTTTTTCATTCTTCATCATCCGTTGTCGGTTTATAATCAATTTCTTTAGTTTGTGTCGCATACGTATCTTTCACACACTCAAGAACTGTAAAGTAGATATTATCAACTTTCTGATGTGTGTGCCTTACTGCTGTAACAAAGAATCTTTTATCATACATTCTTGAAATCTTCTTCATATATTCTTCGTTTTGCGAAGCCTCTGGAATATGTAGATTTACAACATCGCCAATTTGTATATCACTATTACCTGGTATTACAACACTCAATCTAATATTCGATAATTGTATTCTAGAAGCTACGTCATATTTTAATGTATTGTGTAGAACTCTAGGATTTCTTATTTGAGTATCAGTATTAATCGCTTTATTTAAATAATCTTGTTTATTATAATTTTCTCCGATATTTGAAATTGTATAATATGTTATAGAATTATCACTATCTTTATTCAATGATGATTTTTTTGACACATAGTAATCGCTACCAAAGTTTTTTCTTAATACTAAATTATCTCCATCAAAATCGTGATCTTCTAAATGAGCAATATTTTTCATCTCATCCTTATATAAAAATTTATCTTGTTTAAATCTTTTTGTGATAGGATCAATTGTTTCAACTGTGTGAGAATACAAACCTTGATGAGTTTTTTTCATAACATCAAGTCTATCTAATATTTCAAGTGAACTTATATTTTGATATTCATGAATTACATCACCACCTTCATTTTTCTTTTCTGTTGCTGCATCAGCGAGATAGAAATCATCAAAAGGTTTTGCGTATAACATACTATCAATTGTTTTAAAATACCAGCCATCTTGTCTCTCGAAAAAGATATAGTTTGGAGTGATTGTCTGTTGAGTTGATATATCTGGTATACTTTCTTGACCAACATAATCAATTGCTTCAAATGGTTTGATGCCTGGAAAAACAATTGACTGACGATTTGAAGATGCTTGTGTATTGATGATATTTTTCTTTTTAATTCTAGAATGATCATCAACAGATGGTTTAAGATAGCCCTCATAAATTGCATTTACAATCTTGTCACCTGTAAGATCGACAAATGATTTGTTAACAGATTTTCTTAAATTATCAAATACTTCTTGACTGATTGCATGAATAGCATAAGTCTCGCCTCTTTGTGTTGATCTATCAAGATCAGAAATTTTATATACTCGGAATACATACTCTCTCATTTTTTCAAATGATGGTGTTTTAAACGCTATATGGATGGTTTCATCACCAACAATAGGAATAAAATTGATTAATGAGTTTGTATCAGAAACAATAAGCTCACACTTTGTTCCCTTAATGAACAAATTATGATAGATATTAAATTCTATAACGATGGCTCTAAGATCAATATAGTTTCCATCAGCATTAATAAGAGTAATACTTTCAATTTCAACATCATTGACTTTATAACCAAGATTGGTGGCTGGCATTATCTAAAGACTCTTTCTACTTCTGTCAACAAATTACCAAGGTAGTTTGATTTTAATATTTTTATATTTCTTTTTTTATCATTCAATCTTTGTTCATAATCATACTTAGATACTTCTCTTTTTTCATTTACTGATAATCCAGCATATGTTTCAGCATCAACATTTAATACTTTTTCTGACACAATAGTACCGTCATACAATGTTTGTTGTGATTGATATACCCATTCATAACTATGAACTGTGTTTAATGCAGTTTCGATTGAACCATATTTGTTTTTTAAATAATTTATAAAATCTTGATAGTCTAATGGCCAATCATAAAGAGGATCTATAATATCGTTAGTAAGAAATAAAACCCAATCAAGTGTTTCATCACCATAATATTTGTGGGCAATAAACTGAGCACTTTGACCTTCTTTTACATCATATGTGTAGTATAATGCAGTTTTATTTTTTAGAGCATTTAGTATTTTAAAACGAACTAAAGGATTCTGAATAACCCTCGTGTTACCATCTTTTAATAGATCATAAGAGATCGTTGGAAAGTATTTAAAGAAATGTGACATTATCTGTTATAATCCTTAATTTCTTTCTTGGTAATAATCGAGACTTCTTGGAAACTGCCAGTAATTGTTACTGAAAGTGGAGCCTTTTCTGTACCATCAACTACGGTATACAACGGTTGCCCTTCAGAATGATAGTTAACTTCAAACGATGTACACACAGATGGACCAATATTATATAAAAACTTATCATAGTGAAAATCAATATCAAACTGCTCTGGATAATCAAAAAAATGTTTTAATTTGGCGTCTTTATTGGGCGCAGAATGATATTTAAATGCATAAATGATTTTTTTAATAATATGTGTTTCTTTAGGATTTCTTGCTACAAGTTTCCAAGAAAACTGATGAGTTCTAAATTGTGGTGAATCGTACAACATTGCCATATAAGGATTTCGTGCAACACCGGCACCAGCAATAGCACCTTTCAGTGCTTGACCTGCAGCTGCGCCAATAATACCAGCGCCAATACCACCAACTGCGGCACCAACTGCGCCAGCTAAACCGTCTTCTGCTCCTTGAAGAGCATAATAAACACCTGCGTCAACAACATCTTTTCTTGCAACATTTGCCATTGTATCAATAATGCCTTTAACTCCGCCACTAAGACCAGCAGCTCCAAGGGAAGCGCCAGCCATACCTGCCACACCCAAACCTTCAGCATTATATGTTTGACCATATTGTGTTTGTAAGTTTAAAGGCATTGGTAAAAATATTCTTAACTTATCTTGACTAATTGGAAAGTCATCCTGTTTACGTAAAACAGGAGCGTTTACTCTGAAACACATCCAATGATCAATTTCAACTAAATTTTTTGGATATATTAAACTTTTTTCACCTGCTGCTAAAGCTGCTTCTAATTCATCTTTTGGAGTTATATCGTCAAATCCCCAATCGTCAAAATTTTCTTCTGCCATCGAATAAATATCCTTATACAACAGGTTTTGATTATTTATAATGACTTCACTCAAAGGAAGATATCGACCAACTCATCCACAGAAATACAAAGGCGATCCAACGAACATTATCTACCGTAGTTCGTGGGAGCTAAAGTATATGAAGTGGTGTGATCATAATCAGGCTGTGATTTCCTGGCAGTCGGAAGAGTTTTTTATACCGTATCGTCATCCAATAGATGGTAAGATTCGTAGATATTTCCCAGATTTTCT